TACTTGCAAACTGCGTATATTGTTAAGCGCTTGAAGTTGTTTTTCAGCAGCTTGTTCGGCCTCGCGTTGAGCTTTCTCTGCTGCACGTCGCGTTTCTTCTGCTTTGCGTTGCCGAGCCTGTTGAGCAGCATTTTCAACTTCAAATAGTTGTTGCGTTAGACGCAGTTCGCTAGCTTTTAATCGTAGAGTGTACTCTTGATCAGAAAGGAGTTTTTGTTTCAGCTGTCGCTCCAGTTCAGTAGCGTCATTTACGTATTCTTGTAAAGCAATCTGCCTTTCCAGTTGTAGTCTTTGGTCGGCAGATGCGTCAGCAGTAAGGCGTGCTAGATCTACTTGCTTTTGCAGCAAAGCATTTTGGCCCGCTAAATCTTCAATACGATCTTGCGCTTCTTGGCTTAACGCTTGTTGCGGCTGTGCTTCAACTAAGTCAAATACAGACGATGCTCCTTGGATACTTGGTCCTGTGGGAAAAGCGTTCTTAAGTGCTTCGCCGAGCAGCACTGCGTTTGCGTATGTTTTTGTCAACCACGTTTGTAAGTTCGTACCCCATGTGGTAGTTGCTTCACCTGCTCGTCTAAAAGCTTCAGCTTGTTCAGTACCTATTTTCGCTGCTAGTGCTTGAAAAGATGCTTCTGCTGCTGCAGCTTGTTGCCCAGATTTAGCTAAATTCTGGATTGTTGTTTTTGTAGTTTTATCGACGCCGCCAAGAGCCGTCTCTAAAGCGGCAGAAGCATCTCCTGTATCTTTTAGGGCTTTTGAAAAGTCCGCAGCAGATTGTGTGGCAGTATCAAATGTTTGACCTAAAGCTGTACCAACTAGAGATAAACCAAAGCCAAACTGGCCTCCAGCTAAACCCCCCAGTGCCCCACCTAGACCGCCACCGACTGCGGCACCAGCGCCTTGGCCGAACAGTAAAGGGAACGCCCCACCAATGATGGCGTTACTAGCTGCTTCACGCCTTCTTTTTTGAGCAGCCGCAATAGCAGCTGGAGAGCCAGGTATATTTGCGGCACCGCCAACCGGACTAAAGTTTCCGGCTAATAGTGCCCCCTGTTTTGAAATTTGTAGTTCACGTTCTTTTGCAGCATTTAACTTTACTTGTGCCCTTTCTGCATCTGCAATAGCTACAACAGAGTTTTGATCTAAGCGTTGTAAGTTAGCAGCTAGACTACTCAACTGTTGTTTAGTAGTCACCATTCTTGTTAAAATTTGCTGCTTCTTAGCGTTTAGTTCTAAGCTAGCTTGTTCTGCTTTTGTCATAGACAAAGCTACTGGAAACCCCATTGCTCCAGCGGCTTGCAGCGGAGGTAAAGGTCCTTGCACAGCTTTACCTGATGTCCCAGCTAAAAACTGCTGTTTTCTATTCTGTTGGTCTATAAGGTTGAGTACTTCTCGTGTACCTTGTACAAGTGCTTCTTGGCTTTGTACTTTTCTGTTTAATTCTTCTGCGCTTTTTTGCTCTAAACGCAAAAGAGCTTGTTGAAGTTTAAGCTCGTCTTGACGACCTTCTATTGTGCGTTGAATCCGTTCCGCTACAGGGGACTGCTGTCCAACAAGTGCTCCAATCGGTGATGCGGCCCCAGGGCCTATGGGCCCTGCATATCCGCTTGATGCCCTACCACCTACTTCTCTACCTATTGCAGCTAGACGTCCTTTCCGTTCTTCTTCGTTAATAGTTTTAAGTAGTGCTTGTCTTTCTCGCAATCCTGCGTTCAGATCGTCAGTAGCAGCAATATACTTTTTAGCTGCAATAGTTGCCTCTTCTGTGTTTAACGCGGCAGCGTTAAACGCATTAGCTGCTTTTTGTACTATGTCCTGTAAGTTCTGTATGTTTCTAACAACGCCACCTGATCCAATGTTTTCTATATAGTTATTTAAACTTGTAATAAGTTTGGACGTAGCTGTTACTTCGTTCTGCAGTCGCTTGAGTTCCTGGGCGCCGCGTACCGCAATTTCAATATCGGCTCTGTAAGCCACGGTGCTACGTCACACTCTGGTACTTCAGTTTACGCGACAAAAAAGCCGCCGGGTTAGCGGCGGCGTTTGGCCTTTTCGATTTCCTTCGGTTGGTCCTCGTTGAGGATGCTGAAGTAGGCACTCCAGCCGAGTAATTCCTCGGCGGTCATTGTGGTGCGGACTTCGGTAAGGCTGAGCCCCAGTTCTTTGGCGACGCCGAACTGGAGCATTAGCCAGTTGTCTTTCCGAAGCTCGGCACTCAGTTCTTTGGGTCGATGGGCTCGGCGTCGTCGGTAAGGATCGCCAGCATCAGAGCTTGGAGATCCTTGTCCTTGACTTCGTTCTTCAGCACATCGACTTCGCCGGCGCTGAAGAGTTTGGTGCCGTTTTCGTCGAGGGCTTTGGCGATCAGCAGTTGTAATGCAAAGGCGTTGGCGTCGTCGGATTTGGCTTGCTTTTGGGCGCGTTCGCGCTCAGCCATCGTCAGGGGCGCCACCCACATTTCAAATGTGCTTCCGTCAGATAGTTCGATTGCTTTTTTGATCGGCTCCAGGTTCGCTGCTTTACGCAGGCGATCAATGGCGCGGACTGGAATAGAGGCAGGCATGTAATCCTGTGTTTTCTCGTACTACTGTAGCGGACTAGATACAAAAAACCCCGGCGGTTAGGCCGGGGTGCTGAATCCAACTGCTCCAGCAGCCTATCAGGACTTGGAGAAGTCGAAGGTAGGGGTGCCGGCGGGGCGGAAGTTGACGGTCACCGATTGGGCGTCGTCGGGGTTAATGTTCAGGCTGGCCGAGGTCAGCACAGCGTCAAAGCTGATCGAGCGGCTGAGGGTCTCGCTCAAGCTGCCGCCGCTGAACACGCGGTCGGTGTAGAGCTTGAAGGCGGCGCCATTTTGCTGGCGCTGCAGCACGTCCTCAATCATGCGATTAGACAGGGCGGCGTCTTCATCGGTCATGTAGACCGTTGCGGTGCCGCTACCGTCGCCGAAGCCGGAGATGTAGCTGCGGAAGGGGACGTACTGACCGGGGGTTTGACCGATGGTGGTGACGTCGATTTCAGCGCGGCTGATTTCAAAGCTCCAGTCGCGGACTTGGCCAACAACGGCGAAGTCGGCGTAGTACACCTCGAACTCATTGGGGGCAACCGCAGTGCCATCGTCGGTGATGGGCAGGATGGTGCCGCCGGCAGAAGTCGAAACGGTGAGTGCACCAGTGTTGGCGGTGTAGCTCAACACGTAATACGTGGTGGCGTCCGAGATGGGGGCAGGCAGAGTGCCGGTGCCAGCGCCACCAGTTTGGCTATTCACCACGCGGAATTTAACGGGGTCGCCTACCTTGAAATTCAGGTAGGGGGCAACGGTGATGACGTCGGTGCCAGTGTTGACCTGGGCTTCACCGAAGGTGCCGGTGGTGCCGGCGGGTTTGTAGTAGAGAGCGCCGGACGTGCCGGACAGGACAGTGGTGGCCATTGGCGTACCAAAGATGACGTTTGTGGGCGGGCACTGCCCGGCTTAATACAGGTTAGCGCCCAATACAAACACTTCCTATGACAACACAGTCGCTACATAGGAAGTCTCGATCCGGCCTACAAAATGCGGTGATTCCTCTGTCGCTGAAAATGTGGGTCCGTTGATCTCGCCAACTTTGAAATAAACACCGCTAGTGCTTTTTGTGCTGTTGTTGATGGTTTCAAGCACGTTTACTGCTGTAGTCAGAAGTGTTTGGTTGCGAGCTGGGCCTTTTCCTTTTTCTGTGAAAATGCGGATGACAACCGCGCCACGAGCGTTGTCCACGCTGGAGGTAAGTGTGGGCTCGTTGGTAATGCCGAAAGTAACATTGACGCGGACGTATTCAGTCGTTGTATTTGGTGGGACTGCTGTGATGTTGTCGAAGTAGACGGGAACAGCAGGCACCAGTGAGCTAAACGCCGTGAGTAGCGGATTTTCGACTGCGGCGCGGATTGCTTGGTAGTTCATAGTCGGACGCGACCCAGTTCGGCATCAAGCTCAATTCTGATCCTCCTATCGATTGCTCCGCCACGCACGTAAGTGGCATACCAATCCAAAGGTGCTGTAGAGCGGTTTGGTCCTTCGTCGTCTCCAACTAGATCACCACGGATACCGCTAACACGAGTACCTCGATCGTACTCTTTTAAAGGCGTGGTGCCTGGGTCAATGTAGTAACTTTCGACTAAATCTCGTGCTTCATCTGCGTAAGCGGAAAAATTTGAGATCGTGTATTTGATGTCGTCAAAAACAAAACCACGTCCGCTAAGTAATGGGGCTGGAACACGTTGTGGCAGCCCTGGAGAACCACTGCCTGCTGTACGGCGCCCATCCGTAGTTTCTATTTGCCATGAGTTAGAAAATCTACCGGTCCATACAGGACCAGCTTCCTGCAGATCTACAACAATTTCTTCGGCAGCTCGTGCAGGGCCCCTACTAAAAGCAGCGACTGCAATACGGTCAATATTTTCTGCTAAACGATCCAGCTCGTTTAAGAAGCCTCTGTTGCGTGCCATTACTGCGGCCTCACAATCAAGGTATGAAACACAGGGTTAGTTCCTCTATAGGAAGTGATATTGACGATCTTGGCTTCGCGGGTGGCGCCGTCTTGCGTGTACTGGATGCGGTCGGCTTCAGTAGGGAAGTACGTTCCAAGCTCGGCGGTGCCGATGATGACCTTTAGGTCAGTGGTTTGGTACAGACCCTCGGATTCGCGGGGGTTGATGCGGGTGATAACGGCTTTCAACGTGACGTTTGTGTCTGCGCCAGTGACCGCTCCAGTGGTTGGGTTGTAGGTGCGGGGTGTGGCGGTTTTGATGTAGGTGATGGTCTCGCCCCAGTCGTTGAGGATGGTGGCGGGGATGGGGGCGAAAGTGTCGTCGATGAGGCCCATATCAACCTCGGAACAGACGGACGGCGTAGTTTGCGGCGCCGCCCATGCAGTAGGGCCCTAGGTAGGACTGGAGCCAGGGGTAGACGTCAAAGACGTTGTTGATGACGCCGCTGGTTTGGCTGGTTTTGTTGTATTTGACCTTGAGTTCGCCCAGTTCCACTTGGTCGTAGATGCCG